GTCCCTAATCCGGTTATTGCCGACTTGGGAAAAAGCCTGAATGATCTGGCCTACAACGCATATGTTGTGCAATCCAAGGCCAAGGGGGGAACTGAGCAGTTCCTAGTAAACCGCATGATTGACCAGCCGAACGCTATTGTAAATGGCTTGGTTCAAAAGGCTGGTTTAGCTAAAAACGTCAATGGCTTTGAGTATCTTGAGGCATTAACAACAAATCAAAAAAGACTAGCAAACCAGGCATATCCAGACGCGTATAGCAAAGAAATTAGTGCCTTTCCGTTTTTAAAATACGCAGACAGAGATTTATTTCAAAACGCTTATGCTAATGCTGTAAAAAATGCTGATACAGAAGGCAGAAAATTACCACCACTTGAATCAATACTTAGCGCAAAACTTGTACCAACTCAAATATTGCACGAAATTAAAATTGGCTTAGATCAAATAGTTGATGCAAACACTGATCCTTTAACAAGAAAGATGACTACGTATGGTGGAAAAGTTGTTAAAGTTAAAGAAGAATTTAACGATCTTATCAAGTCACTTAATCCTGATTACAAAAAAGCAAACGCAGAATTTGCGGATGCAGAAGGCATTAAGAATGCTTTTAAGATGGGCGAGGGCTATCAAACACTTAATCCAGCAGAAGCAGCATCAAAGATCAGGAAACTTAACGCTGATGAGAAAGAGGCGTTTCGTCTTGGCGTGATGGCTGATGTAAATAGACGACTTGGAGACTTTAAAGGGGGAGACTTTAGCCGGCAAATATTCAAGTCAGATAATCAAAAACTTTTGCTCCGCAATGCTTTTCCAGATCAAGCCTCTTACACTGAGTTTTCACAATATGTGAAAGGTTTAGATCAGCAAAGTAAGACAAGCAAGCGCATCCTTGGAGGCTCCCGCACAGATGAAAATGAAGCAGTGCGCGGCCAAGCAGCTCTTTTAGGATCAATGGCTGAAGCAGCTGCATCTGGCGGCATGTTAAATATGCTGCGCGCTGGTGGATCTGCTTTCCTATCAAGGGCAAGAGGCATCAGCAGTGAAACATCTGAAGCATTGCAAAAACGCTTATTTTCTGTTGATCCTATAGAGCAGACTGCAATTTTAAGAGAATTGAGTCTCAGGGCAAAAAAACCGCAAACTGGATTACTGTCCGGGGCTGCAGCGGTTGGTTCGGCTACTGGAATCCTAGGGGATTAACAAAATGATAAAAACCCTGTTTTTCGTGTTGGCAATGCTTGTCTCTACAGCCAGCGCATCGCAGGGACTCACTATCTGTAATGGAGAGTTTGCCCTGTGCGCTGCATCGACATGTAAGCCGACCGGTCAGACGATCACCGGAAACAACGGTGTAGCCTATCCAGAGGTCGTTTGCCGCTGCCCTATTCTGAACGGCAATAACATCGCAGACACTGCCATGGGTAACATGAAAGGGTCGTGTGCGCCTACGGACAGCGGGCATGTATGGTCTACCTTCTGGCCGAAGATGATCTATCCGCAGGAAGCAAGCAATTTCAGCCACAAGCCCAAGGAAATGAATGTCGTCATCCAGTTGTGTCCGGCCAGCATCCAGCAGGGTGCCAGGGCGAGTAATTGCTTTAGCTGGAACTGCAAACGTGGCGCCAACGGCATCGCCATATGTCATTGCCCGTCAGGTCAGGTTCCTGCCGGCACAGCGTTTTTGACTGAAGCAGGGCAGGGCGACCCTAAAGCCTGCTATAAACACCCCGTTTCTTTGCCGTATAAACCCGAAGGTGCGAAGTAATGGAAGCTCAATCGCTAATTAATATCATCGCGGCGATTGCTGCTTTCTTTGCCGGCTGGATGATAAATTCTATTACTCGTGCAATTGAAAAAATTGAGGATAAATTGAACGCGGTGCCAGTCGATTACGTATCAAAGAACGACTACAAAGACGACCTAAAACGTGTCTATGAAATGCTCGACAAAATCTTTTGCCGGCTAGATGACAAGGCAGATAAATAATGGATACATTAGAGATGTTGGTTAAGGCTTGGCCTATTTTATTGGCACTAATCACGCTCATTATTGTTTTGTCTAAAATCGACTTGCGTGTGGCTGTTATTGAAGAAAAAGTGCGAACCCTGTTTGACCTCTGGAACAAAAGGACGGGTAAATAATGTTCCCTCTCGGCGCCATCCTTGATATTGGATCCAAACTGATAGACAAGTTCTGCCCCGATCCCGCCCAAGCTGAACAGGCTAAATTGAAGCTGCTGGAAATGCAGCAAACTGGGGCACTGGCGCAGCTCAATGCAGACGTGGCAGAACAGCACGACCTGACCGAGCGCCTCAAAGCCGACATGGGCAGTGATTCTTGGCTGTCCAAGAATATCAGGCCGATGACTTTAATCGCTATCCTGGCCGGCTATTTTGTTTTCGCGGGTCTGTCAGCGGCCAAGATAGAAGTGAATTCCGAGTATGTGCAGCTCCTCGGCCAGTGGGGGATGCTAATAATGTCTTTCTATTTTGGTGGCCGGACACTGGAAAAAATCATGAATATGAAAGACAAGAAAGATGCTAAGTAACTGGCCGGCGTCTTTGGCGCTGGTGCTGAAGTCTGAGGGTGGATTTTCAAACCACAGCGCCGACCCTGGCGGCGTGACCATGCTCGGCGTCACCAAAAAGGTATGGGAGGCGTGGGTTAAACATCCGGTCGATGTAGCCGAGATGCGCGCTCTGACGCCCGAGCTGGTCGCGCCGCTATACAAAGCGCAGTATTGGGACGCCTGCAAGTGCGACGACCTGCCGCGCGGCATCGACTATGCCGTATTTGACTCTGCGGTAAACATGGGCGCCGGCCGGGCCGCCAAGCTGTTGCAAGCAGCTTTAGGCGTCACGGCCGACGGCATTATTGGACGGGGCACGCTCGGCGTGGCGGTCAACGCCGATCCTGACGAGTTTTTAGATAAATTTAGTGCGGCGAAAGAACACTTTTACCGTGGCTTGCAGACTTTTGACGTATTCGGCAAGGGCTGGCTGCGCCGGGTTGCTGACGTTAAGCAGGTGGCCGAGGGGATGATTGCGTAACGTCCGGCCCAATCTTCACAGACTCCAGAAACTGCGCTAGCGTGTAGACGCAGTAAGCGTGAGTGCATTTCTTGCAGACGTTGATCTTCCCGCCAACGTCGTTGCCATCCCAATAGCAGCGGTATGTAGCTTCACAGACAGGACACTGGAATGCTGGATTCCTCCGCCAGAACGTAGGGCATTCAAACAGGTAGTGCCTCATCTTGCCCAGTAGGGTGAATTTGCGCGTGATTTCTAAAACTCCACTCATGTGTTCTTCTCCTCAATGCGCTTTAATAGAGTATTTCATTATGTATTACCCCCTCCTCCTCCGCCACCACCACCACCGGTAAGTTTTATTTCACAGCCGGTGAGTGTCTTTTTAAACACAACCGCCGCTTCCGGTTGGCGGTATTCTGACTTTGCGCCCTTAATGCAGTTGGAGAACATAAACTCTCTTTCGCGGCATCCTCGCCCAGCTTGCGCCCACCACGACGTTATGGAGTTATAGGCGATTTCAGGATGTGACTCAGCCCATCGCAACAAATCGGCATACTCCGCATCCTTCCGCAGCATTGCAATCTCCGCTTGTGCGGCGGCGAGTTCGCGTTCAAGTTCACAGGAAAATTCACGCGGCACCCACTGCCCCAATCCGTCACCGTAATGGCAAACATAATTCGCATCCGTCCTTGGCGTATCACTCATTTCCCGCACTCCTTTGCTGGCACTATTTTATTTGCCGCTATCGTTCCATTAACTACACCGACAATGAACGAGAGCGTTGAGCAAAACACGACCGCCCACACAATGGCTTTCATTTCGCCGCTTCCCGATACTCTTTAATTGTCTGGCGAACGTCAGTTTGACCGGCTGGAGTCGGAATCCACTTGCCGTTGTCCAGCAGGTATTTATCCCGCGAGCGCAAATAAGCGATAGCTGCCGCTACCTTTTCGTCGTTTGTCTGGATCATTTCCGTGTCTCCATGTATTTAGCGTAAGCATTAGCCAATTCCAAATCGGCATCTTTCCACTTTTTTGCGGTCGTGCTGGTGGGTGAGTTCATATACCTGCCTCTTGCCAACATAAACTTTTCAAGGACTATTTTGAATTGCGTCAGCGTCATTATTTCCTCCGGTTCCATTTTTCAATGGCCAACTCGACCGACTGGGCGCCATCCTGGTGCGGTCCGATCGCCATGCATTCGGGACAGCAGATCGCAATGATGCCGATCTCGATCTCGTCGACTTCAACATCATCGTGGCCGCAGAACGGGCATGGATTGATCGTCTTGCGCTCCTCGGCTCGGTTGGCCAAATAATCCTCGCGCTCGGTATATTCTCGGTCTAGTTGGTTAAATGCGTTGCTGCTCATTTTGCGGCTCCGTCTTGAGTTTTATGGAAATAGCTGCACTTATCCGTTTTGCAAAAATAGTAAACGCCAATGCCGCCACCGGCTAGGCCGTAACCCATGTCAAGCGTGTCGTTGCCGCACAGCGGGCAGTTGTCGCTGTCTTGATTCTCCTGTAAATCTGTTTTCATTTTGCGGCTCCCTTTTTGGCACGTTTAGATGCGGCGGCTTTTTCCCACGGTAGATCGTCGATCATGTCTGCAAACGGGTCAGCTGCCGGGGCTTTTATGGCACAGTCGAATTCGGTCTTGATGGCGGTCAGCCCGGCGTCACCCAGCAGGGTTTTGTCGACCAGGTTGGTAATGTCCTGACTGCTGTAAACCGGCTGCTGGAACTCGGCGCCAGTCAGCTTGTGTTTATAGGTCAGCAAATTGTTTGCGCTGGCATCCATCAGTTCGGCAAACCTGCCCAGCAATGTCGGTATGTGGCGGTGCTCTCCGCAGCCGGCGCGCTGGGCGGCTACATCCATATCGGGGCGACCTTGAGCGCACGACCAGCGGCCGTCCCCGTCGATCTCAGGGGTCGAATGGGCGCAGGTGCGGCAGCTCACCGCCGGCGCTTCTGTGCCGTAGCATTGATCCTTGAACCGGCAGAATTTGCAGGTGAAGTTCGTGGCATCCTCGGCCAGCGTGACCGCGGGTTCCGACGCCGTGATGATGCGCTCGGCACGCTGGATCGCCCGGTTAAATTCATCCTGGTCAAACTCGATGCGCTCGCTATAAATGTCGTCGGTGTCTTTATTGACAATGATATACATGGCACGCGTCAGGCCAGCCCAGCCCATGTATACTTGCATTTGCACGTAATGCTGCGGCTTGGCTTCCTTTACTCCTTTTTTTGTCATGGCTGCAAAAGACTTGGCGTTTGCGGTCTTGAATTCGAGCAAATGCGCCGTTTTGGGCGCTTCCGGCAAGCCCAGCCCAACGCCGTCGAGACTACCGGCAAAATGCCCGCCAGCGGCCTTGTAGCGCCACTGGTTGCCGTCCTGATCCTTGTCCCACACTTCCACGCCAATATTCCGTAAATCCGCAATCAGGCGCGGTTCCTGGTGGTTGCCTGAGTCAAATAACCTGAGCATCCTGCCGTCAAAGTCGGCTGGCTTTGCCCAGCGGAATGACAGCCACAGGTAGCGGTCGCATTCGTGGCCGATTTCGCTGGCGCCGAGGTGCGGGCGGCCATGCCGGTCGGCAATCTGCTCGTAATGCTTGAAAATAGCGGTTCTGGTGCTGTTTTGCGGTTCTGGTATCTCTGCCATGATTCCTCCGATGTAGGGGTGGGCTGCCGGTGCTGATCTCCGGCTTTCTAAAGTGGAGCCGCCAAATATTTAAATATTATGCGGGTCGCTTTTAAACGCTTAATTTCGATCCATCTATTAGAATTTATGAAATATTAATTAGCATCAGCCTGCTGTATTACGCCCATTTGGTTTACTTGCGAGCTGCCCAGGGTGCCGCTGCCGGAACCTTGCCAGCAGCAAAGGCTGCCGGCGCGGCGGGTTTGGCTTTTGGCGCCGGTGCGCCGTTGGCTTGGCTGTATCCTTTAATACGGTTGGTTTGCTGGCCGGTCATCGGGTTCAATTCCTGAATTACGTCGACAATCAGCGGGCGGTCGTGGAGCTCCTCGCTGTCGGCCGGCGTGATGATGCCGACGCAGTGACAGATGGCCGAAAGTTCGCGCTCCGCGATGCCGACTGCTGTCTGGTTAGGGTTGACCAGGTTCAGTCGTGACCAGAGTTTGCGCCCGTTGTGCTGCCCGCCGATTACGTCAAACGTGAGCTGCAAGTATTGGCCGGTTCCGGCTTTCGTGTCTTTCATCTCCGATTCCGAGATGATTACCTCGTAGCGCCCGGCAGGAAGGGCGTCGAACGACTGCTGCGGTTCTACTGTTGCGGCGTTGAAATTGAGTGCGGCCATGATTATTTTCCTTTAGGTTGGGTTGTTTTTACTGCGGGTGCTGCGGTGGTCATCATTGCGTCTGCCAAAGGAGACCATTCCAGCGGCAGTGAATCGGGCAAGCTGTAGCGGTTCTTGGCAAGATAGGCCGGCTTCTCCGACGTATACAACAAGCGCTCTCCGGTGCTGATGCCGCGGCTGACTTTGTTGTTGAATCCCACATCAGACGACTTTACGATCGTCTTGTAATTGGCAAATCCTACAATGTCGCACCATTCCTGAACAAGCGCACTGCTACGCGCTTGCAGTTTTGGTTGGTAGCGTTCATAAGGCTCGACTTCAGGGCTATCAAAACGCTTGATCTCGCAGTGCGCTAGCAGGATAGACGCCATGCCTTTGGCGCGCAGGGCGTTCAAATCCTCCAGCACTTTGCGCCAGAGATCCGCAGCGATTACGGCGCCTTTGCCGTAAGCCAGATCCTTAGCTTCGTATTGCGAATTGATCTGCTCCCATATCAGGTTGTCCAACCAGTCAAGCGAGTCAATCACAACCGTCTGGAAGTCGTGCTCTCCCTTGAGCGCAGTCAGTGCCTCCTGCACATCCTTGTAACTCTTGGCGACCGGGAAGTGATCCGCTTCCAGCCTACCCAGCCCGTCCTCGGTCAAAATGAAAATCGGGTTGGGGGCGCTGGCGCCGAAGGTCGTCTTGCCTAATCCATGCGGGCCGTAGACCATGATGCGGGGTGGTTGTAACGTCGTGTTGCGACTAATTGCTTGTAAGTTTATAGCCATAAATCCTCCGATTAAAAACTAAACAACAGAATAAGAAAAATCCAGAATGCCGCGAGTGTTGCTGCGGCGCACGCGGCGGCGCCTGTGATTTCTAGGAAATTCATTCTTGGCTCGCGTCTGCAATTTCTTGCGCGAGTTCTTCTACGAGGTCGGTGTCGATATAGTGCTTTTTCAGCATTTCCTGCACCTGATCGTAAAGACGGCCGACGCGTGCTTGCAGTGCGTGTTTGTCAGTGCTCAAAACGGCGACCACGAGTTCAAACGCATAGCTGGTGTCCAAGTTCTCCGACACGAACTCGTAGAGATCCACTTGCGCCCTGCCGGTGCGCGGGAAGCGGCCGTAGTCCATGACTTCTTCGACTATGTCGGTAAGTGCGTCAGCGCGGTCGCGCTCGGTGACTTCTGCGCGCTTTCTGCTTAGGGGGTAGCAGCGGGGGCAGTCCTCGCTCCCACAGTTGCAGCGTTCTGGGGCGCTCATGCTGCCACCGCCGAGACAACCGCTTGCACCGAGAACTGCGAGGTAAATTTGTGAACCGCAATGTCGCGCTGGATAACAGTCAGGCTCAAACGCGGTTTTGCAGCGTTTCCGTATGTTTCATCTTTTTTGGCTACAATCAAAAACCAATCGGACGCGCCGCGCTCGATGCCAAAAATGGTGACGATTCTCGAATATTTGTAAGCGTTGGGGACGTCACCGCCGCTCATTGACGACGCTATCGCACCTGCGCGGTCTTTTTTGGCAATGTTGAGCTTGTCGAGCCGCACTTCCATCAACTCGGCAAGTTCAAAAATGTTTTGTTGGCTAGCGGTGTGTGACACCGACTTGCCGTTGATCTCGTTCAACAGCGCGTGGATTTTGATGCGGTTGGCTTCTACGATTTTGATCTTCATTTTAGTTTCCTTTTGGTTGGTGAGTTGGTTGGTTGGATGCGCCCCCAGAGGGGCGCGATAAATTAGCGTTTGCCGCGGGAAAAAATCAGGTCGCCATCAGCGGCGCGGAACAAAATATTTTTTGCGATGTTAAGAGTTTTGCGGGCGCCTTCGCTGTCGTTGTTTTGCAATTGCTCTTGAGCATCTGACATGAGGCTAGCAATGATTATGCTGGCGCCGCAACCTTGATAACTAATCGTTTCGGCAATACGTTCAACATACTGATTAATGTCAAAGACGCCGTACATTTTGAGGTTGCGTTCTTGCTGTGATGAGATTTGCATTTTGTTTCCTTTAGGTCGGTTGGTCGGTTGGTATGTGTGAATAATATAGACCTGTTTACGCCGTGTCAACAACAATATGCAAATTATTTGTGGTATTGTGCGGTTCTTGTCTTTTGGTCAACAGAGGGATGTTATGTATATTATGGTCAAAGAGGCCGCAACCAGGCTTAATGTCAGTCGACAGTGGGTCAATACGCTGATTAATCAAGGGAAAGTGACCACCAAGATGGTGGTAGGCCGGCGCGTGATCGTTGCGGATCGCCTGTTCCTGGCGCTGGAGCGGGGGCG